CACGTACAGCAACCCCTCAAGCGCATGCTCGCGGTTGGCGAAATCGATGTCGATATCGGTGGTTACTCTGGCCATCGTACTGATCCTAGGTGTTGTCCACGATAACCTTGAACCCGCGCTTGGGTCGAAGGTCGATCTGCATGTTCACGGTGGCGGTGAAATCGTAAAGGACTTCCTTGTCGCCAAGTCGGTTGATGTGCATAAGCTCGATGACGCTCTCGCTGCGATCTTCGAGACATTTGATCATCAGGGTCAGACAGAACGTCAGGTTGACCATCGCCTCGTTCATCGGATCGCTCTGGTCCTCATCCGACAGTTTCGACACCTTGTCGAGGATCGACGACAGCAGGAACCGATAATGAACCGGATTGAGGTCGCACCATCGGGTCATGCCCCTGAACGCATCGGTGTTCTGAAGCTTGGTCAGGAGGGGGTCTTCCATCTCCCACTGGGCTTCGGCCCGGACGAAATCCTGCGGATGGTTGAAGGTGATCTCCGTGCGACGGTCGGAGACGAAATCGTTGATAACGGTCAGGGTCATCCGAAGTAATCTGCCTTCCGGTCCAGATCGCGGCCGAGGCCGTTGATGTCTTGGGTGTGGGTGTTGATCGCGTGGCGCTGCTGAGAAACTTGGGTCTTCAGGGCGCGCAGGGCGCGAGCCTGTTCTTCGACCATGTTTTCCAATGCCTTGACGTAGGCCATGGTCGGGACGATCACGCTCTTGCCGTTGACGGTCAGGGTCGCGGTCGTGGCGGTCATCGTCGCCGTCAGTTGGTCGGAAATACTCTGGGTAGTATCAACGACAGGTTCGAGGTCATCTTCAGAGTGACCGTACATGCTGTTGTGAAAAGTGTCTTCATCCATAATCAAATACCAGCTTCTTCCAAAATTTCCCTAATGCACTCAACATCATCACCGTGAAGCTTGATACGGTGTTTCCAAAAGGTCGGGTTTATATAGTTATGAACGATGGAGAGTTGTTCGTCCGACATGCGGTCGAACATGTCCTGTGCTGAAGAGGCCGTGAACAATACCCACGGGCTGATCCGGCCAGATTGAATCCACAGCGTGGCTTGGTTGGTGTTGATCTTCCGGAAGAAATCGATCCAATTTTCGCCGGTGTTGAGCGACCATTCCTTCATCAGGAGCAGGTTGCGTTCGATAGCCGCATCCGGGCTCTCCCGGACGTTCAAATTGCGGATGTAGGCTTCGTACTTGGAAGGCTTCGTCCAGTCATCGACGCGAACTTTCTCATGTACCAGATACTCCACGAACCCCGGCGGGTTTATGGCGTTGATGTTCAGGAGATATTCACCGAAACGCGTGAACACGCCGTAGACTTTGCTCTTGGCGAATTGCTCGTATGTCTGTTCCTTGCGGGTGCTGTAGTTGAGTTTCAGGACGCGATTGTAGACCCAGAACCCAAGTTGCACGCTCTTGGTGTCGGCGTTGATGATGCGGGTCTTGACCTCGCAATTATGCCGGATGAAAGCAGCCTCTTGGACGTAGACCTTGCTGCAATAATCGCACTTGAAGGTAATGGCCTTAGGCTTTTTTACCGGTGGCTTTTTTGGAGCTTTTCTTTTTTCCGGTGAGCTTGTCATACGCGTCAAGAACCTCTTTTTCTTCTTCTGGGGTAGAGCCGCTGGATCGAACGAATTCGTAGAAAGTCTCGTCGGTGAATTTGGACTGGATGATACCGAGTTCGAAATCGTTAGCGGCTGGCCAGAACTGTTGGAGGAAGGTACTGATCTTGTCCGACTTATGGGTCGTTCGGGTCATGTTGACCCACGCATGGCGTTGTCTGCGCCCAGAACCACACGAGGCCAGCAGAAGGTACTGAAGCTCGGGATGTTTCCACAGATCGTGGAAATTGCGGTTGGCCCGTTCGTTGACGATCCAGATATGGTATTCCGACAGCGAGCCGTTGTGGACCGTGGCCATGGTGCGCTGAACGACCGGGGGTGAAAATCCCTTGCGTTGTTCCTCGTCCAGACCCTCGAAAAACTTCAGATCGTGGTTGTCGAGAGCGGGAAGGACCGCACCATAAAGGTCGAGCTTATACTTGGGCGGTGGACTCACGGAAAATGGCCTTAGAAATATGGTTTACGAAACCCATCATAAATACATTCAGACGGTGATGTCAAAATTTTCCGGTAGCTCTCCCGCTATTTGGTTGCTCCGGCGGTCCTGCCACGACGCTCAAATTATTCGTGGCAGGACCGCCGTACACTCTGGATTGAAGGCCTTAGGCCTCTCCACCATCACCTGATCCCCAAAAAGCAAAAAGCCCCGGACGAAAATCCGGGGCTTTTCTTCAGTTAGGCACCTGCGGGGGGGTGGCCTTGGCCTTGCCCTTCGGCTTGGCGGCGGCATCACCGGCCGGGGCCTCGTCCGGGAGTTCGGCGGGCTTCTCTTCAGCCTTCTCGTCTCCGGTTTCATCCACGACGAACTTGTCGCGTTCGGTGGCGGCGGCCAGTTTCTCGGCGATCATGGCCTCTTCAGCAGCGGCGAGCTTGGCGGCCTCGAACTCGGCACGGACAGCTTCGAGGTCAGCGGCGGTCGGATCGCCTCCCGTCTCGATGGTGATGGTTTCCTTGGCGCTCTCCAGTGCGGCGGTCAGGTCTTCGACTTCAACACCGAGCGCCTGAGCGTCCTGCGCGGCTTCCAGAGCCTTGATGGTGGTCAGGAAGGGGTCTTCAGCCACGCCGTTCGGAGCCTCGTTGGTCGGGTCGCACGGGGCGCACGGCGGCGGTGCGAAAACCGACTCGGCCAGTTCGCGGACTTCTTCCTTCGTCCACAGGGTCTTGTCCACGTAGGGAACACCGGGGTTCTCCACGAAATCCACGATGGCGCGAATGATCTGCGGCAGGACTCGGCCCGCTTCTTTCACGGAGCCACGGTTGTTGGCGCGCTCATAAGCGGCCAGCAGGTTATCAAGTTCAGTCTTGGTAGTCATTGGTCAAGCTCCGGATACAGGGTTAGGATTTGTTTGATTTTCGCGTCATGCTGTTGCCAGTCACGCGCGTAGGTGTTGAAGGAAAGCATTCCCGAGATAGCAAAGGAGGCTGCATTCACGGGCCATCTCTCCAAGGCTTGATCTCGCTTGTCTGAAGCTTCAACCAAAGCGATCTTGGCTTCATTCAAGTCATTCATCTGTTTTCTTGGCCTCCCTGATTCTCTTGATTTCGGCCATGAATTCCGGGGAAGGGGCGCACATCGGAGACACACCGATGATTTCCATGGCGATATGTGTCGGCATGACGCGGCGTTCGAGGGGAACAATGACGGGAGCAGGCGAGTAAGCTTTGGCAATCGCCTTGTCGAGTTCTTTGGAGAACTCGGAGAATAGATTGTCCTCGCCCTCGAACGTCAGAAGCTCGATAACCTGTTTGCCCTCACCGGTGAAAATGAAGTCAGAGTATTCAAGGGATACATCTTCCGTGGTGCAGTTGGCAGCGTTATTCATCAGATTTACCTTCCTGCAATGATGCCTTGAGTGCTCTGTATTCGGCAATAAGTCGCTCACCAAACTCACGTCGAATGGGTTCGACAAGTAACTCGACCATATCTAATTGTGCTTTGTACACAGCATAAGCTTCAACCAAGATATCAAATTGCTTATGAGCTTCAGATGTGTCGATGCCGAGTTCTTCTGAATTTCGGATGGTGTGTCGAAGGTGCTCAATAGAGCCACTGGTGTCCGGACCCAACGTCATATAACTGGCGGGAATTTTCATTCCACGCACGACTTTCTTTTCGAAGAAACTCAGATCATCGATTTCGAGGCTCATGCGAACACCTTTGAAATATCCAGACCGTCCGGGAGCTTGTTGGTGTCCTTCACGAAGAAAGCGCACGGGGCTCCGGGTTGGTCGGTCAGCGGGACAGCGAGGATGTGGCCGCGCTTCAGCTTGGGGATGTTCCAGTCCACGTCCGGGAAAACGTTCTGGATGCTGATCTCAAGGCATTCTGGTGCGTAGCCAGAGATCGGGTTGAGGACGAAGGCCTCGAAATCTCGGTCGTTCAGATGCTTGAGTTCGATGATCTCCATGTGGCCTAGGTTTCGGTCGGCGATCACGATGGACCAATCAAGCGGCATCTGGACACGATACTTGCCGATCTGAAGATCAGCAGCAGGACGCGGGAAAGCGTCCAAGAACATCATCGGAATCCAAATGAAATCCACGTCGGCTTGATTTGAGTAATCAAGCACGCAGTAACGCATATCGTCAATG